CGATTGTTTTGTAAATAGCCATAATTTTAATCTCTCATTCGTTGTAAAAGTAAATCAACGGCAGCATCTTTGCTGCCAGTTTTGTTTAGGCGTTCTAGTGCCTTATCATTGCGCTTTGCTTTAGACTGGGCTTTAGTTGTCGGAGTTCCCGACTTAGTCACCTTCGGAGCTTTACTTACTTTCTTTTGAGCTGCTGGCTTCTTATCCATCAACTCGTCGTAAAGGTAAGCCTTGCGAATAGCAAGAACAGCTCGACTATCTACCATGTTCCCAATGTCTGAATCAGAAAATCCGAGTTGACGTTGAGCGTAGGTAACAATCGCAGCTTTTTCTTTAGAAGCAACTTCAGGGTCTTTCCATGCTGGAAGCGCCTTTAGAAGTTTTTCCTGCTCCGACTGAAGAAGAGCTTGCTGCTGACGCATTGCCTGCTCTTGCTGCTCCGAACCAATGCGTTGACGTTCAAGATTTACTTTTTCAATAGCTTCTTTTCGGTCACGAACAGCTTCCCGTTCACGCATATACTGAATAGGGTCTTCCTCGGATAACTTTTCCCAGTATTCACGGGGTTTATCATCTGCCGAGTTAAGAGTTCCTTGCAGAGTTTCTAAAGCCTCAGCATATTGCTGACGCTGTTGTGCTAGAGCATTTGCATCGGCCTCAGAGTTCTTTCGAATCTCAGCGGCTTCTTGCATACGCCTTTGCGCTGCCTGTTCTAATTGGTAGGATTTGACAAGTTCGTCAGCTGTAACGTCCTTCTCTTCACCATCAACCTTAACAGTATAATAAGTACTCTCGTCTTCAACTTCCTCAACTTCGGAAACATCAACGTCATACTCTTCATCATCATCTTCATGCTCGGATTCAGATAGCTCTTCAGCGTCATCTTCCTCGTACTCGTCTTCAGATGTCGCCTCAACCTCTTCAGTCTCTTCGACTGCCTCAGCTTCAGCATTAGGCTCTAGTACGTCTTCGCTTGCCTCTTCGGGGGCGTCAACATTCAAGAGTTCGTCAATCGCTTGACTTTTCGTTAGTGAATCACCGCTACCCAATAGGGTTGTAGTTTCATCAGCCATTCTTTATCTCCTCAAAGATTTTTCTGGAGGTTAGTCTCCAGTTTCGCTAAGTTGCCTGTCTCAACAACTTCCGTCAAATGGCCGCGCACCATCATTAGTGCTTGGTACATCTGAAAGAGCGTTTCCCGTCTTTCCGCTGACGGGGAATCTTTCCATTCGCCAACGTACTTTTCCTCAAGAACGCTGAACGTCTCAACAATCAAAGGGTCGCGCAAAAGCATTGCTGCGCGCTCACCCCTTGATTGCTCATCCCTTAGTTTTCCCTCACTCAAAACAGTCTCCTATACTGTTGCAAAAATACCACACAATGTTTTTTTGGCAATACCTTTATCCCCGTGGAAGGTTCGTGGAAATTGTCCCGCCAGCCGCTTTTTCAATTGCACGCAGTTCTGCTTCCATAGCAATTTCATCACGGCGAAGCTGTAGCTCTGCTTCTGCTTTTTCTCTTTTAAGCTGAAAGTCTAGCTCCATCTGACGGGTTTTCATTTCCTGTCCAGCTTGGAACTCTGCCTGCTTCATCTGCATCTCTGCTTGAAACTTCTGCATTTCCAAGGCAAGCGCTGGGTCTTGCTGTTGACCTTTTTGCTGGGCCATAGCTTGTTGCTGCTGAACTTTAGCCTCGATTTCTTTCGACGAGGCGTAGAATTGGTCAGAATCCTTGAAGCCAGATAACTCTGCAATTTTAGACAAAGTGTTCCGATACTGGGGAAGGCTAACCATCGGGTTGTTAGGCCCCATCTGAGCGAGGATTTGCTCTTGCTTTGCAGCAGTCTGCATAAGAAACCCGATTTGCTCTTGCTTCTGAGCGGTTCCAAGTCCAACATTTACCTGAACATCATACATGTTGCTCCACTCTCGTGGGGACATGCTAACAAAGTCATTACGAAGTCTAATAATTTTATCTTTATTTTGATATTTAGTCACGAGATGCAAGAGACCACGGAACAACGCTCGCACACCAGTCTCAGCAAATACGCGCGCAATCATTTCGATTTTACCTTGTTGAGCAGACTGCATAGCCGCGACAGCCGTGGCTGTTGTGGACTGCAAGGCATCGGCATCTAAGCCCATCGACTGTTTGCTAATTCCTGTTCTTTGCTCGCGAACATTATCCATGTAGTTCAGGGCTGGGAATACCGCTCCAGATACATCTGAAACCTGTAGCGGTTGAACAGCGCCCTGCTGTCTAACTCGCACAATACCAGCGGGACGATTTGTAAGCAGGTCGTCTAGGTTTACTTGACCCTCAACAGCAACAACACGAGAGTTGTTTGTATTGTAAATGTTATCTAGCAACTGACGCATCAGTGTCGATTTGATTAGCTGCACATCCATAACCAGCTCCGCAATAGAACGGCCAATGGCGCGGTGCGGCATAAGGATAGGGGAAATCATCGCGAAGGGAAGAATGTCGCATTCCTCGTTCTCAAGAATGTGGTAGGAACTGCCTACTGTAAGAACGCGACGGAACTCAGCCACCCCGTCACCATCATAGTCAGAACGAATATAACATTCAGTAACAAGGACGTTTCGCATGGCGGGGTCTTTACTGTCCGTAGAGCCGCTTGTTTCCAAGTTTTCAAAACGGCTTTGACGCTCTTCAGAAACATCAAGGTCTGTGTAACCAGCATGTTTTTCCACCTCATCTTTATTGAATCCCATTTCCACTAAATCGCTGACGGGCATGTTTGTGCGGTGAGCAACAAAGTCTGCGTCATCTAAAGATTTAGCCCTAGCTCCAATTAAAAACTCCTCTGGCGGGACATTCTCTATAACAATCCTGCCGTTGTCTTTTGTCCGACGAAGTTTAATGTCATAAAAAACAGGAGCTGGAATGACCATGCCCTCTTCTGTGACAATGTCTTCTCCAGCCGACTCTTCGCTTTGCTCTAAAACTTCGACTTCCTTGTCGGACACAAGCAGTACTAATTCGTCCTCAGTAAGACCTTCATATTTTTCTGTTTCAATATCTACTTTCTCATCCCAGTAGAACTTTACTACGCCATTTTTCAAAATAAGCGCGTCCTTGAACCAGTTATGTATAACCTCAAACCCTCGGTTGTCTGTATTGATAACCCAGTTAATGTAGTCACTAGCCTGCTCGGCCATATCTACATCCTCTGGCCCTTGTGGGGAGAAGCGCACATAGTCGTCAGACTGCGTAAAGATACGCATCAGGCTTGGCATGATATGCTCAATAGTGTCGCTTACTTCGGTGCTGACAACTTGAGAGCGGTCAGTCTGCTCGTTTCCAAACGGCTCACCAAGGTAGTAATCCATAGCATCAATGCGACTCTGAGAATACTCCGTGTCGTAATTACCAAGGGCTTGTTCGATTTCATTTCGAACAATACTTTGAAATTCTATTTTGTCCATTTTAGCCATTATATATCTCTTAATCTGTTGCGTCGTCGCCAAGCTCTACAACTGTAGGCGTGCGAGGTGCTTTTTTAGCTTTTACTTTTTTCTTTTCTTTTTTAGGCGCTGGTGCTTTTACAGGCTCTGGAGTTTTAACAACTTCCGCAACCAATGGCTTGCGACAGCTCTTGCACAAGCCAGTAACATTTGTGTGCGTTGGGTATCCGCAGTGTGAGCAGCTAGTCATTACTTCTTCGCTTTCTTTTTGGCAGGCTTCTTTTTGGCAGCTTTTTTAGCAGCGGCCATTCCAGCTTTTGTGTACGGGTACTTCTTACCTTTAACCATTGGCATAATAAACTCCTACCATTTAACCTTGTGCGACCAATACTTTGCAGACAACTTACTTGTCGGCTTTCCTTGGGCATTATGCCTAGCATAGTATGATTTTTTTCGCGCTTTGTCTTTAGCTGTTTTAGGATTTTTCCCAGCGCCCTTTACACCCTGCTGACCGAAGCGGATGAGGCGAATCTTGTCGCCTTCTTTTGCTAGAACCGCATGGCTCTTCTTTGGATGCTTAGGGGTGCGCTTAGGTTTGTTGTAGCCAGCAAAACGCTCGCCTCGATAAACAATAGCCATTAACAGTCTCCGTAGATACCTTCTTCAGTCACCTTGATAGAGCGTATGATAGTCATATAATCGTCAGGATGC